GTATCTATACACTTTACATTTTCCACGAAAAAACCCCCATCACCTTTCTGGTGTGGAGGTTTAATCGTCGCTTTTGCAGATTGTGAAAGCGTAAATCTGTGAATAACAAATAGGAGACAAATAGAAATGAAAAAAGTACACGTCCATCCTTGGACATATTAAGTATACCATATATCATATATTTTGTCAATACTAAATTCAAAAATAAAAATAGGCTCAAAATGGCTTTATATTTCCATTGCTGAGAGCCTACTATATAAAGTTGGTTAATATATTGTCAATAATCGCTCCGCCGAGCATATTCATGCGATATCCTTATGCGTGGATAAAGCTTCATTATTATGTGACTTAAATATATCACCTAATTTTATTATAAATTATTTTATTTTATTTGTCAATAGACATATTTACTTTTTTGATGTTTTATGCTATAATATATGTGAAAGGAGTGATAACGTGACCAAAGAAGAAATTTATGGTATTTTGGCTATGGAAGACGAGGACGAAAGAGAATCAGCCATTGGCACTATGAGCGCCCGTGATGGCGAAGCTTTATCAACTATTGAAACTTTAACAGCTGATAACGAGAATTTGCGTTCAGATGTAGCCGAAAGAGATGAACAGATTTCTAAGTTATCTAAAGACATTGAGGTGTGGAAGAAACGTGTTGACAGATTGTCGGATGTTAATCGCGCGGGAGTTGTCGAAGATAAAATGGAAAAAGATTTTAAATCACTAGAAGATTATTTTTACAAAGAATGAGAGGAGATTTTATGTCAAGATTATCAAAAATGCCAGATATTAACGAGGTAGGAAAAATGTCTGGCGCTGAGCTTTTAAACTTAGCTGTAAGAGAGGTTAATAACCCAGAGCTTAACAAAGCTATTGGGGATACGACTATTGATTCTTCAACCTTTGGACAGATTGGTCAGATTATCAATTCAAATGATGCTTGGAGAAACCAGGTTTATTACACACTTTTTAACAAAGTAGGACTGTATGAAATGGGATACGCTGTAGCAACCGATAAATACGGCGCGCTTATGCGTGATTATTTGTCAATCGGTGGAGCAGTTGACGAAATCGAAATGGATAAGATTAAGCCTGTGAAATACAATCCAGAAATCCAGTGGCAGGACGCACTGAAACAGTATATTCCAAAATATTTGGAAATGTTCCATACTCCAAACAGAAAAGAGCGTTACGCTTTAACAGTCAATCCAGAAATGGCAAAACGTGCGTTCAGTAGCGAGCAGGCATTTAGAAGATTTTTGGACATGCAGTTTGCAGTAGCGGCAGAATCAAACAAAATTGACCGTAACTATTGGTTCTGGAATTTGTTTAAATATGTTGCTGAAAACATTGCATATTATGTTGAAATTCCAGGTTTCGACACAAAAGAACACGCTGAGGACACCACCGTTCTTGTTCGTCAGTGGGGGTTAGATTTATTATTCCCAAGTGATAAATTTAATGTGGCAGGTTTCACAAGAGAGGTTTCTCCAGAAAATATTTTTATCATTATGAAGAACAGTGCAAAGGCATTTCAGAGCGTTAAGGTATTAGCAACATCTTATCATATGCAGGAAACTGAGTTTATTGCTAATCATACGTTAACTGTTCCAACATGGGTTGACCTTGGAGAAAAGGTTGAAATCTTAATGGGTGATATCAATGCATTTAGATGTTACGTTAATTTATACGCAAGTGACTTCAACCATAACGGCGCTGTTATGGGTGATACTCATTTCTTGCATGTTCATGAAACGTATTCGTCTTCTATTGTTTATCCAGTAATTGCTTTTAAATCATCACCCGTTACTGCTTCAGTCTTAGGAGATTTTAAACCAGCTTCTAATACTATTCTTAACAAAGGAGATACGGAAATGATTTCTATTCCTGTTACTTCTGGAGATAATAAACAGGTGCATTATACGCTTACAGGTAATACAGCACCAGAAACTCAGATTCAGCCTTGGGGCTTGTTGTATGTTGGTCAGAATGAACAGGCGAGCGTTATCACAGTAACCGCAACTATTGAGGATGGAAATAACGGAAGTCCAGTAACAAAGAGTGTAACTTACCAGATTAGAGGTAACACGCCGAAATTCGGATTTGTACAGCCGCAAGACCACTTCGTCATTAAAAAGGGTGAAGCAGTGCAGTTAATGGCTTCTTTATCAGAGGGTCAAGCACCTATCACTTACAGCATTACCACTGCTGGAGTGCATTCTGGAACAACTATTACTCCAAGTGGTCTATTGACTATCAATGCCGCCGAAACACAGCCAAAAATCACAATTAAGTTACAGGCAGGTGTTACTTCCACAACCGTTGAATATACGATTGCAGACGCTTAATGTGGTTCGCTAATTTATACAGGAATGTAGATTGTCAACCGTCTAACGATAATGTTAGATGGTTTCAATCTCGTTCTGAACAAAAATCGTATTTTGAATCTAGGAAAATAAGTTCAGCGGTTGTAACGCCTATTAAGGACATGAATGTGATTGCGTTAGATGTGGATATAAATACTATGAGAGATGTGCCGTATTTGTCTTTTGGTGAAGACGGTGGAAAAGAAATTTATGCATTTGTTGACGATTGCCAGTACACAAACGAAAGAAGAACATTAGTATATTATACTATTGACGAGTGGCAGACATACATGTTTAATATCGAATGGAGGCCCATGATGGTCGAACGTGAAAATGTAACAGATGATGGAATAGGGAATCATTTAGAGGATGAAAACTTGTCTATAAAAGATATGTTGACCGTTAGTGAGGTTGGGAGTGGTTTCTTTAACCCAGCTGATTATCATATTATTATAGGGTACGCCGAAAAACCAGACGGAGGAAATGTAAATCAAAGAATAACGTGCAATATTTTTAACGGTGTCGAATATGAGGATTGCGGAAAAGGTAATGCAGGCGCACAACGCGCAAGGGAGATTTTAGAACAAATGCACGGTAAAGAAGACGCTATCGTCGGTTTATATATGTGCCCAGAGAAATTATTTAACGATTCTGCAATACCTAAACAGCTTAAATTTAATTTACCTGCACGACCATCTTCATTCGGTGGTTATGTCCCTAAAAACAATAAGTTATTTACTTATCCGTATGTTGATTGTTTAGTTGCTAACGGAAACGGTCAAACGCTCGAATTAAAGTATGAATTTTTAGAAAATCTGGAAATGACTGTAGAATTCTCTTTTGGTTTAAACATGGAAGCCGAAGCATTTCCTAACAATTACATGGGTGAAACTAATAACGATTTATATAAACTAACGATAAATAACTTTCCTATGTGTGCGTATATTGTCGATTCATATAAAGCATGGGTCGCTCAGAATCAAGGACAGTTTAGGTACAATATTGCTTCTTCTTTGGTTTCTGGTTTTGGCACTGGTGCGTTAGCAACTGGTTCATTGTTAGGCGGAGCGGCGGCGTCACTTGTTTCTGGCGCAAGTACAGTTAACGGAATATTGTCACAGAATGCAAGAATGACACGTGTACCAGATACAGCAAGGGGAACTACTTCTGGAGACGCAGGATTCGCTAACGGTAGAGCAGACTTTAGGGCACGCTCTAGAACGATAACAAGACAGGAAGCAATGATATTTGATGATTATTTAACCCGTTACGGTTACAGAGTTATGCGTTACAAAGTTCCAAACTTAACTACTCACTCAATGTTTAATTTTGTTAAGGCTATTGACCCAAACATAACAGGCAATATACCATCAAAATATCTAAACAAAATCATTAATAGAGTAAGTGCAGGTGTAACCCTAATGCATACTGATTTACAAAAAGTAAAAACAAACTATATGGAAAATGAGGTGATAAGCAATGAAAACACTTGACGAATTAACGACACGAAGTAATATATCAAAGTGTACTACATTTTATTTAAGCGACAAGCAAGCGAGTAAGATACAAATTGACTTGGACAACGATAGAATATGGGCATATTATATTGATAAATTTATTGAAGATTTAATGTCGTTGTTTGTTTGGAAAGGATTGTCAGATGGAATTACCTCATTTATTTTAGAATATATGCTTATGGCAAACGGAAGTTTTGTATTATATGATGATGATGGAATATTAAAAGCGTCTCGTTATGTAATGGTAACGTGGGATGATTACTTTAAGCCGGTGACAGTAAGAACCGTTAATATTGCAACTGATAAAGGCTTAACCGGTAAGTTATTATATGATGATGAGTTTATTTATTGTTGGAATAGCAATACAGGATTGCCGGTGTTTAATGTTGCAACTACTATTGCCGAAAGATTAGCAAAAATTGAAAGAACTATTGATTATATCCATAGGCAAATGAGAAGACCTACATTGTTTAGCGGTACTCAAGCATTGAAAAGTACAGTTGATAACATCATGAACGAAAATGACCCAAAAACATGGTATGTAGTTGACAAAGATTTAAGCGGAATAAGCGGAGTACCAGTAATTAGTGGTGATGTTGGAAAAGGTTTAGACGTACTTATGAATATGCGTAAAATGTATTTACAGGAATGGGATACAAGAGTCGGGTTACACACTATTATGAATGATAAATCAGAACGCCTTACAGAATTTGAAGGATTAAGTTTTTCAGAAGCCGGGAATATAAATATTAGTGGAATGTATCAACAAAGGATTGCTTTTAGAGATTGGGCACGGGAAAGGTTCCCCGAAAAATGCTCAGAATTAGATGTTTCATATAGTCCGTTTATTCGTGTGCGTGGTGAAGAAGTACCAGAAGGTTATGAAGAAAAAGAGGTGTATGACTTTGTTAATTAGTGACATCATAAGAAGCGGTTATAAAAATGCTGATTACTTTAACACAAATTTTATGGATTTAATAAGGAATCAGCGTTCTAGGATTTTTGGTTTCGATTATCCGATAGACCCAAAATTTAAAGAAGACTTTGAGGTTAATTTTATCTTACATTTCTTTAACTATCGTATTTCTGACACAGTAGAAGCACACACGTTTTTATCGTGGCAAACAATGTTAGCCGATAGAATGTATCAGTTATTTCCGTTGTATAATCAATTTTTCGAAAAGATTACAGCGGAAGATATAAGTGGAACAGAAAAGTATGTTTCACGTGAAACGTTTGACGAAGATACTACTAATGAAAGTAACTCAAATAGTTCCTATAATGATAAGTCTGATGTAACAGGAGCTAGTGAACAGCAAACGGATAATGTTAATCGTGACTTTCCATTAAGCGCTGTCACCAATACTAATGCTTATATGACAGATACTCAAGACAATAATGTTTCCATAAATTCTACAAATAGCACCGATTCAAGCGGCACTAATAATACCACTGGTAATGATGTCGGAAGTAGAAATTTCAATAGAAACAAAACCGATGAAAAAATGATGATTGACTTTGATTATTATAAACGATTCCGCGAGGAATTAAGTGGAATTTATAGTGAAATTTATAAGTTTTGCTGTGATTTATTTATTTGTGCATGGTAAGGAGGAATAACAATGGAGATATACAAACCTAAAACAATGCCATACGATATGAAAATAGATGATGCTTTAAAATTTGCAAGAAAGGAGCTTTATTTGGTAAATCGTTCGTTACGTTCTCTTGACAAATGTTCTGATTCGGTTACTTATGGAATGGTATTATCTTATAAAGTTTGTATAATAGAAAAATTAAGTGAACTTAAAAAACTAAAAATAGATGGAATAGAAAGGGTTAATGTGTTACAATGAAAGCAGGACAAAAGATGAATACTGATGATGGGAAATATCAAGTTTGTTTATTTCCGTGTGATATAATGAATATCACTCAGTTATCTGGTTCGGATTCATTTTCACATTGTTGTGGACATCCTATGGATATTATAGGCAACAGTGCTCGTTATCCATTATATGCCCCGTGTGATTGTCACTTAATATATCAAGATAGTGTAGGAAATACAAGAGGGTATCAATCAGATAACGAGGTTGCAACACCAAGCGGAATAGGTTATGTATGCTTTAGTTTTACGCATAACGAAAATCCTCCGTCGGCAACAAAATTTAAACAAGGAGATTTGATATCCCATACAGGTATAGCCGGGCAAGCATACGGTGACCATTGTCATCTAGACCAAGCGAAAGGTCAGAATAAGGTGCTTGTATCCTATGGTATTAATTGCGCAATGGGAAATCCATGTTATGCTTTGCAAGACAGTGCAGAACCAGTTGACATATGGTATATAAATGATACTACCGTAGTTAACACTATGGGACTTATATTTAAAAAGTATGATGGAGGTGTTACACCGCCGACACCAACACCCACAAAAAGAAAAAAAATGAAACTTATGTATTATATGAAAGGATGGAACATGAGATATGGCAGATTTTAAACCGACATTTCCGTTTGACCCAAATATCAGACCAGTAACAAATAATCTTAATTGCGTGGTTAATACAATAACTCGTTATGATATGGAGTTTATAAAGGCATATAGCGACAAAGAATTATTGCACGCTTTGTGCTATCAGATTGCAAATGTTATTGATATGCTTAACTTAACGCAAGAACAGTTTGAAAAGTTGGTAGCGTGGATAAATGACAATTTATGGGAATATGCTAGTAATTTGTTACAGCAGTGGCTTGAACAAGGGTTAATCAAAATAGGTGTTAACTATAACGCTAAAACTGAAACGTTAAGCTTTGTTTTTAAAAGTTATAAGGAGGTAGAGTAATATGCCAGAGGTAGCTAATCTAGAATTTGAAGACGGAGCTTACTCTATTAAGGATAAAACAGCAAGACAGCAGGTACAGAACATCATTAACAATAATCTTCCCGACAAAGCAAGCGCTAGGATTTGGAACGTTGTTACTGATGGAGGTGCAGACCCTACAGGAAGCGCTTCTGCTCAATCTGTGTTTAATAGAATTAGTACGATTTTAAACACTTATGACTATGTATATATTCCGAAAGGAACATACAATTTAACATCATTATTTATTTGTTCGAATCGTGTTATTTGTGATTGCCAAACAATCGAAGAAAATCCTAATAGCAAGATATTAGCTGTAAAAGAAATACCAACCGTTTATCCAAGTTTTAAATTATTAAAACAAACGGAAAAACCAAGTGATGGAAATAGTTTTCAAGGGTGGTGCTATCAAAATGATGGTGATGATTATACATCCAATGTATTAGCTGTAAATAGAAATTCAAGCACAAATAAGTTAGTATTAAAACGTTATAACAATCTTCTTAATTTAGAAAATTCAGAAGAAAAACCATGGGGTCACGGAAATTCATTAACTTATATGCCATCTTTAACTGCAAATGGTAAAAAACAAGTATATATGGTGTGCCCGATCAATGCTAATAATTTAATTATGTATGACGCGTCTACAGGAAATAACAATACTGTTATTGTAAACGGTATTTCTTCTCAAATAAACATTGCTAATAAAATTGGAATGTCTAAACATATTATTGTACAGACTGAAGATGATAAAATACATGTTTGTCAATGTTCTGGTGACGGAATAAATGTTTCTTTTACTTCTGTATATTCTATTTCAATTTCAAGACCTATAATTCAAGCGAGAAAACTAGGCGGTCTTAACGGTTTAGCATATTTTAAAGGTAATATATTTACTTTATGGAGTGATAACACTTCAAGCGCGTATGACTTTGTGCGGAATGCGATTCGAGTTGATAAGGTTTCTGGCGGTTTATTGTATCAATATTTGTGCAATCCGACTTACGAAGCTAAAGAATTTGAGGGTCTTAATGTTACCGGAAATACTATAAAAATGTTAGAATATGGTAATAATAGCGTTTTTACTGATTATAATTCATGGTCATTATGGGAAATAAACCCATATGATAGTGGGTTAAGTGATAAAAGTAGCGAACTAGAATTTAATGGGATGTTAGGAGAACAACGTATACGAGTAAATAGTAATAATGTTAATTGGGGTAGAGGAACAAGCGATTCTCCATTTAGATATCTTCAATTTGCTATTAGTTATGCTTCATCATTTCAGCCTGTTCATATTGTATCTGCATCTGCATCACAAACGGTAGCAAATAATGAAATACACATTAAAAACAGGGCTCATTATTTAAAAATTAGCAATGTTACTTTTAACAAAAAAATTACCGTAGAAAACTGCGCTAATGTACAATTCGAAAATTGCATATTTAATTTTACTGGTGATTATCAAATTACAATAGACGGAAGTAACGTTGATTTTGTTGGATGCACTGCTAATATGACGGGCGGACAGTCTGGTAACGGATGGATAAGAGCAGTAGGAAATTCAAGCGTGGAATTACATGGTAGTTGTAGAATCACAGCAAGAAATGCCGCTTCATTATCAAGAGGCGCAAAGTTTAGTTTTGGAAACGATACTACGGGAGCTTTATATAATTGTATATACAATGAAGGAAGTGTATCATTGGGAAATGTATCAAAAATAACGCATACTTATAAGTCAACTGTAAGTAATGGTGGACTTGACGGAATAGTAGAAAGTTAAGAGGTAATTTATATGAATATTAACTATAAAGATATAGCTAACATTTTATGGACAGGAATAAGTACATTTTTTGTATATGTATTTGGGGGTATTGATGCGGCTTTCAAATGCCTTATCATTATTATGATTATTGATTATATTACTGGGGTTATTGCTAACAGAGTTAATCTCGATAGTAAAATAGGATTTAAAGGGATTGCAAAAAAGGTAATGATACTTGCACTTGTGGCAGTCGGGGCGCAAGTTGATAAAGCTATGGGAACAGATGGATATATTTGTAGAACACTTGTAACAATGTTTTATATTGCAAATGAAAGCCTTTCAATCGTTGAAAACTCTGCAAAGATGGGGTTACCTGTACCGCAAAAACTTATTGATTGTTTAGAACAATTAAAAGGAAACGAAGAAAGCGAGGAACAAAAATGAAAGCAAACGATTTCTTAAAAAATACGTATGGAAAGTATTATGATATTGACGGTTATTATGGCGCTCAGTGTTGGGATTACTTTGCATATCTATGTACTGTAATCGGTAGTAAAATAATTAACTGTACCTCAACAGGATACGTTATTGATATTTGGAATAACCGTAAAAATAACGGTGTTCTTGATAAGTTTAAAGAGGTACCCGTATCTAGTTTACAAAATGGTGATGTAGTTGTATTTAAAAACGGAGGAAGCCTTACACCTCTTTCCCATATTGGAGTATTTGCAGGATGGCTAAACAAAGGTAGCACGTTTACTTTACAAGCGCAAAATCAGTATGGCAGTGCAAGCGTTAACAAGGGTCTTATGTATGTTAGCGATATTGCAGGGTGCTTGCGTCCTAAAGTATGGGATAATAAATCCCCAGATTTACCTATTAAATCAAAAGGTAAAGCTTCCGCAAAGTATGATTACATTCGTGTACGTAACAAACCTAGTCTCGATTATTCTACGTTTACGGGTGATTGGTACAATAAAGGAATGGTATTAAACTATCAAAACGTTGTAAAAGCTGATGGGTGGTATTGGTTAGAGTATGTAAGTAGTAAAACAAATAAAAAACATTATGTCGCTTACGGAACTACAGATGGAAAAACGGTTTACTGGAAAGTTGATTAAACTTGTGGTATAACCCAAACTTAACGCTGTCACACGGTTGTCTACTTAATTATGTTCTAGGCAACCGTGGCGGTGGCAAAACATACGGTAGTTTAGTAAAAGGCATAAAAAATAAAATATATAAAGATTATCAATGTATATATTTACGTAGGTATAAGAGTGAATTAGAGGATTTTTCCACGCAATTTGACGAGATTTCTAAAGAATTTCCCCACCACATTATAGGAGTAAAAGGAAGAACTGCTTACATTATGAAAAGTACAGGCGATGAAAATGAAGATTCTAAAAACTTATATAAAAAGAAAAATATATTTTGCAAAGCTGTTGCCCTGTCTAATGCTGTAACAAAAAAGTCAACAAATTATGATAAAGTAAATCTCATTATATTTGACGAATTTATTATTGAAAAATCGTCAAAATTGTTTTATCTTCCAAACGAAGTTGACGCGCTTATTGGATTTATGGAAACGGTTTTCCGAAGTCGAGAAAAATGCCAGTGTCTGTGCTTAGCTAACTCGGTTACCATGAATAACCCACATTGTGTTTACTGGGGATATACAAAAAGAATAGATAATAAAGACATTGTAAAGGACAAAGACGGTCTATTGCTTTTTCATCATTTTGCCGACCAAGAATATATAAACTTTAAATCACAAACAAAATTAGGAATGCTACAAAGAAAATCTAAAATAGGAGGTTATCTGATAGATAACGAATTTATAAACGATGATTCTCCATTTATCAAAAATAAAACTCCAGAAGCGATACACATTGCAAGCGTTGATATATACGGAAAGCACTTAGGGTTGTGGATGGACTATAAAGACAGTAAGTTATATATAAGTACCAAAGTAGGTAAAAATGACAGTATAACATATGCACTTACTACAGATGATATGCAACCAAATGTAGTAATGCTTCAATTTTTCAAAAACAATCATCATATGAGATTACTACGTACAATGTTTCAAAATGCATGCGTATATTATGATGATACAGAGGCATATTTTAGCGCAAAAGATTTAAACAAATTACTTTAAAAGTATTGACATTAAATAAATCTTCTGATATAATTAAGATGTAGTTAAGGAAAGGAGAGATAAAATGAAAAAGAGCATTATCACTGGCACAGCTTCAGTTAATGTGCTTCTAAATGACGGAAATTCAATTTTAAAAGAAGTTGATTTCGTAGGAAAATTCAGCGAAAGAAAAATTGTTAAAAAAGCGATTGCTGACATTGAAGAAGTATGCAAAGCTAAAGTAGTAAGTGGAAGTGTTAAAGAAGAAATAAACACTTATGAAATGAGCGAAGAAACTTTTATTGCAAATGCCGCTATTGTATTGGATGATGAACCGTGCGAATTAGAATTAGACTAGTAAAGGAGAAATTAGAAAATGAAAACATTAAAGGAATTAGCAAAGGAACAGAACGGAACAAAAGAAAGTTTTATCGGCAGAACAGGTGAAAAAATTGATTCTATCCTTGGAAAAGTTGTTACTTTATGCGACTACGAACACAGGAGCAAAAAGAAAGGCAACGTATATGAAAATTTCATTGCCTTTATTATTAAAGAAGATAATGAACATTACTATAACGGAGGCACTAAAATGAAAGACTTTATTTCTAAAGTAGAAGAAGAAGACTTGGTAACAGATTTACAAAGAGAGGGAGTGCCAATGTTAATGAAAAAGACAAAAACTTCAAATGGGAATACTTTCACCGATATCACATTCTATCCGCCAGAAAGTGAATTGCCGTTCTAGAGTTAAAGGGTGTGAAAACACTCTTTTTTATTTTATGAAAAAGAAAAAAGGGTATTATAGAAATAAACAAGGCGCTTGGCTTAACAGAAAGCTTATAAAAAGAGCTGAAAAACTGGCGGAACAAATAAATGAGCAAAGAGCCGAAAAACGTTCACAAATATTGAGTAAACCTTTTATACGTGAGGAAGGTAGCCAAGCAGTTAAAGAAACAGTAGGACAATATCATGGACAGAGGGCAACAAAATATCTAGGGGAAACAGCTTTTCCAGAATTAAATAGTGTTAGATTTGACCCAGAAACATTACAATCTAATAGCGTGTTAGAACGTAAAGTAAAAGCTTGGCAACGCATGAAAACTAAAAAATATGCTGAAAAAATGAACGCGTTATATAAAACTAATTTGATTAAATCAATAGAAACAAAGTTTGGGAATGTTGGTGACGAAAAAGAAATAAAAGAAATAATAAAAAAGATAAAAAGAATGAGCGCAAAAGAATTAGCTGAATTTGCGTATACAACCGAGGTATTAAACATTGATTTTGTTTATGGAAACCCAGAATCAGAAGATAATTACAATCTATTTAAAGATACTGTAACAGATTTTTACAATAAAAAATACAGAAAAAAGAAGTAAGAAATGAAAACAAATATTAAAAATTCATACGCTTGTGATTTTGAAACATTAGTTTTAACAAAAGAACAAATAGAAGCAGGTATGAGAACGTATGTATGGGCATGGGGATGTTGCAAAGTATACGATAATGATAATTATGACATGGTAAGCGGTACCTCTATTGATTCATTTATGGAATATGTTAAAACACTTCATAAACCTGTGTTATTTTTTCACAACTTAAAGTTTGACGGTTCGTTTATTGTGTGGTGGCTACTTAAAAACGGTTATAAATGGTCTAAAGAAAAAGAGCCTAAAACATTCGATACAATGATAAATAAGCAAGGTGTTTGGTATCAAATAAGCATTGTGTGGGATGTCAAAGGTAGAAATAAACATGAAACAATTATACAAGATAGTTTGAAAAAAATACCATATAGCATTTCCGCTATTGCCAAAAATTTTGGATTTGATTCAGACATGCAAAAGTTGGAAATAGATTATAATTGTTATCGAAAAGAAAATGGTGTATTAAGCGCAACAGATAAAGAATATTTACGGCATGATGTTGTTATACTTGCTAGGGCATTAAAAATGTTATTTGAAGAGGGATTTAAGAAGATGACAACAGGAAGTGATACATTAGCAAATTTTAAAGAAAATATAGGAGGAGAAAAACAATTTACAAAATACTTTCCAGTTTTAGACCATGAAACAGATAAAATGTTGCGGAAGTCATATGCTGGAGGTTTTGTATATGTTAACAAAAAATATGCCAAAATTTCAGAAAATGGACAAATTGGCATATGCTGTAATATAGATAAAAATAGTATGCACCCGTCTATGATGTGCACAAGGGAAATGCCGTACGGTCTTCCCAATTATTTTGAGGGAGAATATACTGGTGATAGTAAATGTTATATCCAACATTTCTTATGTCGATTTGATGTAAAAGATAGATATATACCAACAATACAGATAAAGAAAACTGTACGTTACTGTGATACGGAATACCTAGAGCACAGTAGAATAGATGATTATATAGACGAGCAAGTTGAATTATGGCTACCATCGCCAGACCTAGAAATATTCTTTAAACATTACAACGTATATGATATTGAGTACTTGGATGGTTTTTATTTTAAAACAGCAAAAGGACAATTTTTTAACGATTATATAAATTCTCTGATGAAAACAAAGGAAACAAGTGAGGGTGTGAAAAGGCTTATGGCGAAACTACGCATGAATGCATTATACGGAAAATTTGGGACGAATCCAGAAGTAAAAGAAAAAGAACCTTATTTGCTTAATGATGCGCTAAAATTCCGCGTTCCAACTCATCCAGAATTTAAAGAAGACGGAGAAGTTATTGAAGTTGAGGATGTAACTATAAAAGACCCTATATATTTGCCGCTAGCAATATTTATTACTGCATGGTCTAGATATGACATAATCAGTACAATAGACAAAGTTAACGAATCATATATAAATTATAAATCTGACAAAGACCGTTTCATTTATGTCGACACTGACAGCGTACATATGATTGGGTGGCATATACCTAAAAGCATAAAAATTCATGATACGCACCTAGATTGTTGGAAAGTCGAAACATACAATATAGGAGCAAAATATTTACGTCAAAAAACTTATATTGATAAAGTTATATGCAAAACAAACAAAGAAAAAAAGAAATGGTTATCTAAAGTAAAAGAATATGAAAAAGAGCATAAAGAAAGCGGTATGCCGTGGAAAGATTTTGTAAAACAAAAACCGCCGCACTTTGGATATGAAAGGGGAAGCATGTATCTGCTTGAAGTTAAGTGTGCAGGAATGCCAGACAAAATAAAAAATATATTAACATATGACGCTTTCAAAGTTGGATTTAAATCTGACCAAAAGTTAATAGGGCACCAAGTAAAAGGCGGTGTGGTTTTAATGAATGATAAATTTGAAATTAAGGCTAAAAAGTAGTTGACTTTTTAGTCTTCTTTTGTTATAATATAAGTGTAATAAAGGTAACCCCTTAAAGGAGATAAGAAATGAAATATACTACACTTAAGGAATACACATATGAACTTCATATGAAAGAAAGTATCGATGTTGTTGCTGTATTTTATCACGGTATTAACATTCTCTCTGGAACCCCAAAAGAAATATTTGAAAGTGTTACACCTAGTTTATTTGTAAAGGAAATAAAACACATAAATCGTCCTTACCATAAAATAGTTATAGTAGAAATTGATATTGATGAAAGTGAGGTGAAATAAAATGAAACGAGAATATTACATTGACGGTGAAAAAGTTACGAAACAAACATACTTCAAATATTTAGAAGAAGATGTATTTAAATACTGGCAAAATGAACCTCGCATTTGGACGTGTTTTGAAGACTATTATGGTTATGTTAAACAAAAAATAAGAAGCGGAAGCGAATACAGCTACGGACATACTTTCTGGAGCAAAGTAATAAGATGAAATTATTGAAATATACATTATGGTTTATCGCTGAAACAGTAATTATAATACTGTTTCTAGCTTTGTGGTGGAGATAGAAAGAGGATGATACAATGGGAACATATGCCAGTATTAAATACGCGATAAGATCAAGAATTGATAGTTTGGAAACAATGCTTAATATGTATGAGAAAGACAACCCAATGCGTAACAACATACTAATTCGCATAGATGAGTTAAACAAACTGATGCGCGTGCTAAAGATTTTAGAAGTTGAAAAGGGGAATGAAAATGAAATTAAAAAGAAACTATTACATTAACGGAGAAGTTGTAACAAGAAAAACGTTTTTTGAATTTTTAAAAATTTGCGCTAAGCATGAGTGGGTAAAAAGTGACGCCTGTTATTATGTTCAGTTTGAAGATTATTATGATATTGTAAAGAAAACCATAAGAAGTGGCGGATGCGGTTGCTTTAAAACTAACTTTGTAAGCACACTAATACAACAATAAACCTTATGTGAACATGTGTGCAAAGATTATCTTTAGGAGGAAAAATAATGGATATTATGTGTTTGACAATAGTGTGCTGTGCTGCTATTATGGCGATAGTAGTAATAGCGTTTACTGAAAATAATTGGAGGAATAGTGATGAATGAAAAAGAAATTTACGCAAAATTAAAGAAAATAACAAGAGAATTATTTGAAAATCACGAATTAGAATACTCGTGGTATGTTGATAGCCAAAGCAATATAGTTGGCGAATTAAAAAATGCAAAAATTCCTTGGCTAAAATGTTATGCGTTTATGACAGTAGAAAATCTTGAAAACTGCAGTGTTAGAATGTGTGTGAATGATTTACAATATATTTATACGGAAAGATTACTAAAATCTTTAAAATTAACCGTAGAAATCTATTGACAATAACGTATATTCATGTTATAATTGTTATATAAAGAGAGGTAATGAAAATGAAACTAATTGACATCTTAACATCACTTGAAGACAACGATTTTATTGAAATAATGGAAACTAATGAAGGCTATTCAATAGATTGTTATGTAAAAGATTCTATAAAATACTTAGAGAAATTCAAAAAAGGAATAAATACCCAAATGACGGTTACTGATTATCAATTCGTAAAAGAATTAAATATTCATAGAGTTTTGTGCGAATGAAATTTATTTTCAAAAAGATACCCTCACACCAGAAAGGTGATGGGGGTTTTTTCGTGGAAAATGTAAAGTGTATAGATACCC